GAATTTGCAGCCATTTTGAATGATAATATTTGGGATTTATACGAGAGTTCTGAATGAGTTTCACTGTCGAAGAACAAATAGCTGCTATTTTAGGTCCGGTCTTCGGCGGTGAGTTGTATCCTGTTGTACATCCTGATCCAGACGGAACTATGGGTAGCGTAGCTAATTTGTATGCAGTCTACACTAAGATTGGCGGTGTATCGTTTAATAGACTAACCGGCGATGATCCTATGAGTAGACCTAGAATACAAGTGTCTATTTATTCGATTGATTACGGTAGCCTTAAAGCAAGTGAAGCTGCTATGAATGTTGCAATGCAAGCTGCTAATCAAGTTGCTAGTGATGCAGTGGATGCTCAACAAGATTGTTTTGAAATATTAGGTGCTTTAGCTAATGTATCTTCTTCGGTAGGAACTGACGGCTTTGAAAATGATACTAGAAGATATTTTGTTCATACAGACTTTTACGCTTGGGCGAGAAATTAAATTTTAATTTGGGAGTAATCTTATGTCACCTGAACACATTCTTGCTGATTGCCCTCAAAATCCTACGCTAATTCATATTATGAAAACGTTAGATAGGCTAGATGGTCATGGTGAAAGAACTGCTTTAGCAATGGAAAAAATGGCTGAAAATTCAGCTACTATTAATGCTCATGCTGATAAGCTTAAACAACACGATACGGCATTCATTGAATTGTTTAATTGGCGTAGAGATTTTACTGAAAAAGTAAATGAATTGGAAAAACAACAAGCTGTAAATAATGCTGTTGAAGAAGTAGTTGACGCAATAGACGAAAAGAAATTTAAGTTTTGGACAATAGCTGAAGCTAAACTTAAAATAGCAACTCCTTTTATCATAACTATATTTTTCATCGTATGGGTTATTGATAAGACTGGGTTTGCAATATCGTTGTTGAAGTTAATCAAAGAGTTTTCTAAATAACTTCTAACATAGGGTTAGAAGTATCAATTCAAACAGGAGAATTATCATGAGTGTTGCGGCCCAATTAGCTCAAGGAAGTAAATTATTTATTGCAGGTAGTACTGGAAGCCCTGCTACTTTAACTGCTATAACTGTAGGTTATCCTACAGTTATAGCAATCACTGGTCACACTGGCGTTGCAGCTGGTGATGTAGTCGCTTTTGCTAACTTTGCTGGTGCTGATGCTGCATTGTTGAATGGTCAGACTGCTGTTGTGACGCATTATGCAACCGGCGCTACCAATGACACCTTCACTGTTGACATTAACACCGTTGGAAAAACAATAACAATTGGTACGGCAACTGCTACGCCTAGCGCGTGGACTCAAATTAATCAAATTAAAACGATAAAGCCGAGTGGCGCAAGTGCCTCTAAATTGGACGTAACCGATCTTAATAGTACTGGTAAAGAGTATAGATCAGGCTTGGTCGATAACGGTACTGTTGCTTGCGATGTATTTATTCTTGAAAGTGATGCCGGTCAGGCCGCTTGTCTTGCTGCTTTTAACAACTCTACTGTTGTTAATATGAAGTACACCACTCCTGCTAAAGTGCGTACTTTTAGCGCAACTATTCTTAAATTTCCTACTGCTCCTGATGGTGCTGTAGATGGAGTACAGACCGGATCTTTCGAGTTCCAGATTAACGGAACAATCACCGTAGCCTAATTGTGGGCAAACCTCAACAGGGACGCTAACAACGTCCCTTAAATCTCTAACCAAAGAAAGGGTTAAATCAAATGGCACTGGATAGAAGTTCTCTACTTAATGCAATGAAACTTAAAACTGAAACTGTTGAAATTGAAGGCGGGGAAGTGATTGTTTCTGAAATTGGTGCTGCTGACTACATCAAACTTTGGAGTGATCCGAAGAATCAGAAAGACACTGGCGAGAAGGTGCTGAAAGAAGGCAAAGAAGAAGCTGTGATGGTCATTGATATGGCTAAATTCACTCCTGCTTTGATTGCTTACAGCGTTGTTGACGATGCTGGTAATAGGCTGTTCAGTGATGAAGATGTTACGTTGCTAGCTAGGTCTTCGCAAGGTATCTTTCTGAAGATAGCTGAAGCTTCGCGCAGGATCAATGGGCTTAGTGGTGAAGAAACAAAAAACTCAAGCGAGACGGAAGCAGACTCTTCCTCTACCGTCTCGCCCTAGAGCTTGGCTGTCAACACCCTGATGAATTGCTACACGGAACGCCGCCCAAGACGCTCACGATTGGTTTTGGACGGTGGTTCGGCAAAGAGCGGAAATTAAGCATTACTATTCCAGGCGAAAGG